GGCCGCGACGTGCTCAAGGCAGCGTTCTGGTGGCTGGTCGCTATCGTCGCAATCGTATCCCTCACCCTACTTTTCTAATGCGCAATTTTCACGTCATTAAAGACGGCATGGACGTTAGCGCCCTGTCGCTCGCTATCTCGATGGACCCTGAACTGTGGACGGCTGATACCTTCCTGCGCAACTATCCACAGGGGCCGTTCGGCGATACCGACACGATCATGCTTCGCTTCCCGGAGATTCAGACCGGCATGAGCGACGAAGAGATCGAGTTGTATAAGCAGAACAAGTTGCCGGGATACGATCAGCACGAGTCGATCGCCTATCCGGCGTGGTCAAAGCTGACGCAGGCGCATAGCTTCGTTTTCGATCTGGCGCGCTTCACGCAGGCAACGCGCATTGGCCGTGTAATGGTGAACCGCGTTCGGCCGGGCGGCAGGATCTACGCGCACGTCGACACGCCGGCACACACGGCGTATTGGAAGCGCTTCCATTTGGTGATTCAAGGCCAGCCGGGCGCAATCATCACGAGCGGCGACGAGACGTTGCAGATGCTCACCGGGCGACTGTTTCACTTTCGCAACGATCTGATGCACGAGGTACGGAACGAGTCGTCGGTCGATCGGCTGTCAATGGTTATTGATCTGAGGGTGTAATCATGTGGGCTTACGTCAATGCGTATCGCGAAGATCGCTGCGAGAAGTGTTATTACGCAGCCACAGAGAAGCGGCACGTTCCGCCGCCACCGAATTCACTTGTGAATAGGCTGGGTCCGCCCGGAACAGTTGATGTTCTTGTGTGCAGACGGTCACCTCCGACAGCGATGTCGGACGGCACCGGAATATGGCCCACCGTATACAAAACGGCATATTGCGGCGAGTTCAAACCTTCGACCAGTGATTGACGGTAGGAATGATGCGCACGCGCGACGCAAGATCCGCATGCTTCTTCCTTACCTCGGACACTGCTTTAAAGTGGCTCATGGCGACGCAGGTGTAACGGAAGCTGTCAGCCGCGTGTGAGTGTTCATCGTGCTTTGGATGGCCTGATTTGGCTCGAGAATAACGCCGTAGGTGCTCGAGCAATTCACCGCAGTCGTCAGAAACAAAAGCGTTCTTCAGTGCAGCACGAGCCGTTTTGATGCCAGTCTCTACGGGGACTGACGGCACAGTTTGAACCTGCCAGCCATACGATTCCATCATCGCGTTTGATGTCAGATTGGTTTGAATCGAACGCGCCCCGCCGTCGTGCGGGAACCAGATGATCGCGTCTTTCCAGCCGTTATCCTTCAGCCAGTCGCTGTACGCCTTCAGATCGTTGTTGTTATCCTCGTGGAAGGCGAGCACGCGCAATCCGCTAATGTCCGCCTGAGCTATCGTGATCGACGTCATATCGTTGATGCCAAGGTCGAACACGGCGTGAACGCTAAGGACTGGATCGGCCGCCATCGGGCGAATGCGGTTGCCCGTTACTAGGTCGTGCATTTCCTTACGATATATTGCGCCAGAGACGGCCGACTTGGGAATGCCCTCCCAAATATGGTCGTAGTCGTCCGGATCATCGGCCTTTGACCGAAGGCGTTCCGCCTCGAGAGCCGCATTCCAGAAAGGATTCTTGTCCCAATTGACGTTGATGATGCGGGCGTTTGGCGGCCGCTTCTCAATGAATGTCGTATATACCGGGTCCGTGTCCAGCTCTGGATTCATGCTAAACCAGATCTCAGACGTATCTTTCCGGATTGTCGGGAGAAAAAGGTCTAGCGACTCTTTCGAGATCGCCTGCGCTTCTTCGCCCCACGCGATGTCGATGTCATCCAGAGACTTGATCGACGTTGCTGTCTCGTCACTCAGGCCACGGAAAATGAACTTGCTTCCGTTTTGACCGACAATTTCCTTCTTGGTGATCGTGAAGAACCCCTCGAGCCCACAGTCTTTGATCCGCTTCTCAATAATCGCCTTGACCGATTCATCGATCGATTCCTGAATTTCACGGAAGCAGAGAATACGCAGGGGCTCGGCCGTCGCCCGGATCACAAGCGACGTCGCGCACGCCATCGACTTACCAGACCCACGCCCACCATGAAAGATGGTGTAGCGCGGGCCTTGGCTCAATAGGCATTCGGCCCATTCAGGAAGCGAGATCTCGCTCAATGGCCCACCGCAGGACGGTTAGAGACGTGAACCGGCGCCTGTGCGGCTGCCGGCGCATTGCCAGCGGTCAGCGCCTGCGCAGTCGGGTCGACCTGTTGCGTACCGTGCAGAGCGTTGATGCCCGGCGTCGGCGTGGCTTGACCCGTCGAGATCGCCTGATTCACTTTCCCGTCCATCGGGCTTTGCGGCTGATCCTGATTGACCTGGCCGGCCTGCTGATTCACGCGGTCTTGGATGCCTTGCAGCATTGCCATAATCGTGGAAAGCTGGCTGGCGTTCGTGTTGGAGATCGATTCCGCTGCCTTCGCCTGGTTGAGTTCGGCCGTCGACAGAGCCTGCACAGCCGATGCTTCGCTTTGCGTGGCGCTCGCTGCATCCTTGCGCGCTTGAGCCAGCAGAGCGACCGTCTGAGCGTCTGGCGGTGCGTTGGCGGCTGCTTGCTGCTCGGCTTGCAACTCTTCCGCTTCCTCGTCGTTCGGCTTCACGACGCCAGCCTTGACGAGCTGCATGCGCGCGAACTTGGACAGATCTTCCATGCCTTCGCCGTCAAGATTGCGGACCAGCGTCGCGACCATCAGTTGTTGCATCTGCGGATCGGTGATGCCCGGCAGGATCTTCGCAATTGCGTTGACGGTCGAATCCTTGCGGCTGTTGAATGCCGGGCCCACGTCGACGAACACATCGAGGCCGGGCGTGAACGTGCGCGCGATCGTCGGCGCGCCGTTCGCGTCGATCGACGGGACATTGATGGACGTCGATTCAGGCGAACCGTCCTCGCCATTAGCGGAGAACTTGCGGTTATCTTCGGTGTAGATGTCGCAGGCCATCGACAGATAGATCTTGCCGCAGCGCTGCATCGCGCGGCTCATGTTGTCGATGAAGATGTAGATCTGCATGTCCTGGTGCGCCTGCACGCGGCTTACCAGTGCGTCGGACGTGTTGGACGTCACCTGAGCCGCAGCCAGATCGCCGCCAGTCACGTCGAGCATGTCAGCCGCTGTGATCTGCACGAGGCCAGCCAACGCAGGCGGAACGTCCGGCTGCTTGATCTGTCCGACCGGGCCGGCGAGTGTCTGTGAGCCATCGGCGCCCGTTACCGGGTTGACCAGCAGGTACGGATTGTTGTCGACCAGATCGTTTGCCCACGACAGTTCATGCCCGGCGATCTGCTCGGGCGTGAAGATCGGCTTTTCGCGCGGCGTAAATGCGGTGATGTCCGCCAGCGTCGAAATCTGCATGTTGTACAGACGCTGCGAATCCTTCGCGAGACGCACCGCGCCTTGGAAGCGCTCAATACCGTCGATGATCTGGCGGATACCATAGACAACGACGATCGGGATTTCAGAGCCCGCGATATAGCCGCAGTCCTTCAGCACGCCGCAGCCGTCCATGAAATACTTGCGCACGCGCTTGCTGTTGCGCTTGCCGCTGCGAACCTTGATGTAGCCGACCGATTCCCAATGCTTCTCTTGATCTTCTGCGTCCTCGCGAGCGTCGGCATCCAGACCGGCGTAGACCTTCTGCTCAAGACCTGAATGCGGTTCGCGCCACACGGAATACTTCTCGACCTTCTGCTCTACCTCGTAATATTCGCCGATGTAGACAGAATCGTTCGTGAACCAGTCGAACTGTTTCAACGAGCGGACCATCTTGAAGCTGCTCGGGCGTTCGCTCAACTCGACTTCATCGCCGAGGTATTCTGTCGTGTAGGTATCCCAACTAATTGGGTTCAAAACAACGCACCATTTGGCGTCGGACTTGTCCAGCTTGCGGCTGTCCGGATCGAAGAATACGCTCGTGTCAGCGTCGGCGATCGGCTCGAACAGGATGCGCTGCGGCGTGTCGTCGTCCAGATCCGTTTCTGCGCGGTGATCGTAATCGTTCGTCAGGCGCCATGCGCCCATGCCACCTGTCACGGCTTCATCGAACGCGGAGACGTAGATGTCCTGCGCGCTGCTGTACTGCTCGTCGGAGCGGTAGACGATACGCAGCGCGTCGAGATCATCCTGGCGGCTGTCGTCCTCGCTCGACCGGAAGTTGACCGTCATCGCATTGGCGCGGTATTCCGATACGATCCGGCGAACCGCCTTCTGTACCTTGTTGACGACGAAGCGCGGGCGGTTGTTGAACTGTTGGCCCAATGCACCTTCCCACATGGCCCCGTCCACATAGGCAAACCTACGGTCCTCCAAAGCGGCGAGGCGGACTTGCTGTTGCGGACCATACGCTCGGTCAAACCGCGCGGTCGCTCGCTCCCATACTTCGGAGAGCCTTTCTTCTTTCGTCTTAGACATGGCGAGCAAATTTCCCGTGAAAATCTTCACGCACTCCGCGTGCGAATTGGGCGGCCGCGTATGTTGCTTCAAGCAGCCCGAGTTTTGATGTGCTGAAATTGCGAGTGGCGCGCCGGTCCCCGATCCGCACCTCTGCGACCGCGTAAGTACTGTGCTTCAGGCTGTTGTTGCGAAACCACACGCCCTTAACTCCGGTCGAGTTGGACGAGAGGAGCTTTGAATTGCACATGTTCTTGGCTTTGTCGGCCGGGCGCAGGTTCGAGCGCCTGTTATCCGCCTTGTCTCCGTTCGCATGGTCAACAAGGCTGGCGTCCAGCAACAGCCGATGCATATAGATGCCCGGGCATCCGCCGCGCACATATCCGTTTGTGTGGATATACCAAGAACGCGCCGAAACCACTGGGACGTCCGCCGTATCGACTAGGCAACGGAATACTTCGCCGCTCGCCCGGGTGATGATGAGGGTCGTCGTTCCGTCGTCGTTGTCGGAGTACTGATTCGGTGTCGTCAGAGCCATTTTGCGTATTTCCGTTCGATTTCTTCGAATCCGCGTCGCTCAAACAGAGCCTTCGCGGGGAATGCGACCTTTTCGCCAGCCATGAAGCACCGCACGCCGCGGCGGATCAGTTCGTTTTCTGTTGCCTCGAACAGCGCCAAGCCGTACATGAGGCCGCGCAGGCCGGGTTCGACGAAGAAGATGTCGCCAATGCCTTCGAGGCAGTCGCCGTAATGGATGCTCGGTCGCACGAACACGACGAAGTAGCAGACGATCCGCCCATCGAGGCGGCCGATCATCATGGTCAGTTGGTC